GTAGTAAATGTATCGACGTAGTTGACCTTAGCATCATAAGCAATAGCAAATACTTGTTCAATAAACTTTAGTTTCTCTTCTAGCTTATCAACCAACACAACGTCATGGATGTTGTAGTCAACAAACTTCTCAAAGTTCTGCATGTAGAATTCATGCATCGACTCATACTCTGAATAGTCTAACTTCTTTTCACCAAGCTCATACTCAGCAATATGATCTAGCTTGTATGACTCCTGTGGGGTGTATGAGAACTTTTTGTATAGAGCCATATAGTCGAGAACTGATATACCGTAAAGATCACATACCTTAGGCAACGTTGAATCTTTCCCAATTTGACGCTCTTTGACAATTCCCCATGGTGATAGTCTGTTGGCATGCTTGACACCAAGTACACTCGAAATTCGTTTGTAAAGGTAAGGTATGTCAAAATTCTCAACGTTCCAACCAGTTACAACATCAGGCTTCCAGTTATTTGAATTCCATGCTTCAAGAAACTGCTCAAGCAAGTGACTTTCGTTTTTACACTGAACATATTTAACATCTTCACTCTTTGGTACATACGGCCTTGTTCCAAGAACAATCACCTTACCCTTCTTGCGCATTGATAAAGTAATAATTTCTTTGTCGGCATATTCCATATTAGGAAAGCCATTGAGGGTAGATGTCTCAATGTCAAGAGATACGACGTTTATATAATCGACATTGTAGTTCACTTCACCTTCGAATAGGCCTTGGATTGCTTGATATGTGTAAAGAGTAGAGCCGTAGATTTCAAAGCCATCAACGTTCGTGTACTTGTCTAGGAATTCTTTGGATTCTTTTACACTTTCAAAGTCTACTTTATCAGCATATTTACCGTCTAGTGTCTTGTACTGTGATTTGTTTTTAGTCTTAACAAAAAGATAAGGACGGTAGTTATCCCGATACTCAAATCGCTTACCGTCCTCGTACCCTCTCACATACATGCTATTACCATAAACAAAAACATTAGTATAAAACTTCATATCACCTTCACTCTAAAGAGCTGTATTATACCATAACAAAATAATAAATTCAACAGTTATCTGATTGAGGATGCAATTTGGATACCGGAACCAAACATACGACTGTAGTTATTTTCAAGATCGACTGATGGTTTGTATGTTGTCATTACGTGCTGTTCCTTGAAAGTAAATTCACTTACCTCAGCATAAGGAGCATATGGGTACAGTGAAATACCAACACCTTCTTTAGTTGGAACAAGTTGCACAATACCAACGTTTTTCATTTTATATTTGTGTTCGTGATCTTTGGTTTTAGAGATTTCAAGGTCACCGATCAAATCTTCACCAGTAGTCAATCTAACAATGTAGAGGCTCATAATATTCCTTAATTATAAAAGCCGGCCATTGCGGCCGGCGTACTGTTTACAGATCTCTGTTCAGATCATCTTCCATCAACAATTCACCCATTGGCTTGGCAACTTGAGCATTGATCTCAATTTTCTTAGGTTTCTTGTGTTCTGGAATAATTCTTTCCAAAAAGATCTTTAGCATTCCGTTCAACATCTCGGCATTTCGAATCTCAACTTGATCGTTGAGAACGAATGTACGAGCAAAAGCACGGTTTGCAATTCCTTTGTAAAGGAAGTTTTCATTTTCACTGTCGTCAGCAGTCTTGCCTGCCACAATCAACTTACCATCATCAAAAGTAATTTCGACATCAGATTTGCCAAAACCAGCGACAGCTAGTTCAACGACATACTTGTTGTCATCAACTTTTTTGATATTGTAAGGGGGATAGTTGGGAATGTTCTTTGCTACTTCGTCATGAAGTTTTGCGAGCTTGTTGAATGGTTCATCAAACCCAACAAAGAATTTATCAAGATCCTTAGTTCCAAATTTGAAACCAGGGCCAAAAACAAAAGTATTTGCTAACGCATTAAGTGCATCTGTAGTCATTAAAGACCTCCTATTAAGCAAGGTTAAAGAAATGTGCCCCTGACGGCGGCACACTTCTATTTATACATCATCCACCAATGATATTCAACTTTTTATTGATTCAAAGTGTAAATTTGCAACAATAAATTCTTTGACCAGATTACTACGAACAATATCTTCAACATCAAACTCAATGTTTCTGAATGATGGCATTCTGTTGATGATCTGTATAAAGTCCTTTAGTCCAGATTGATCATGCTTCTTACTAAGGTCTGTTTGTTTAAAGTCTCCACAGAACATAATTCTAGAGCCTTCACCAACTCTTGTAATGATTGAACTTAGTTCTTGGAAGTTCATGTTCTGACATTCATCAACAATAATAATTGCTTTGTCAATAGTAATACCACGAACAAAAGATGTAATTAAAAATTCAATGTTCTTTTGCTCAACTAGTCTTTCGTATGCCTGGTCGGTGTTGAATAGGTCTTTGCAGATTGCTTTGTACGGTGCAAGGTAGACATCTGTCTTTTCTTTCTCGTCACCTGGCAGGTGTCCAATCTCTCTTGACGGTACCACAGATCTAACAATAACAACTTTTTCAAAGATGCTCTTGTGATCCATCATTTCTTCTAAGGCTTTATAACATGCTATGAATGTTTTTCCTGTACCTGCTGCTCCATGCAGCATCAATGCTTGATGTCCTTCTTCGTATAGCTCGTAAAACTTTCTTTGGTTTCTTGTCAAAGGATCAAATAACTGTAAGTCGTCAAATTTAAGTTTTAACTTTCTTTTGTTTTGTTGGTCTGGGAACGGATGAATAGATGCTTGGGACACTCTAGCCTGTTTTCTCATGGACTACCCTTTTGTTATAGTTAGAAACAAAAAGAGGCACAGATCTCGCGACCGTGTGCCTCTTGCCTTATTTGATTACTTTTCTTTCTGAGCCATCAAATTCCTTAGTGATCCATTTGAAATTATTTATATAATTAGAATCCTAAGACAGTTGGTGTAAACTTGAGTGGTTTGCCAGGTTCGTAATCTTTAGTAAAATAATCAACCATCATTTCCAACCTGAATGCAGAATCTTCTTCTCCTGCAGCTGCACATTTCTTCTGAGCATCTTGCAAGAATTTGATCAATTTAAAATGATTGATGCCATTCTCACGAATTGAAGGACCTTGTGCCCCACGATATGGTTTAAACATCATCAGACTCCACAATAGATACTGTTTGTATGCTATCTAATTTAAATGATCTCCAACCGTTGTTATCAAGATCCCAAACCGAAATAACACTGTCGTTTTCTGGTTTGACCTTATCAGTTTTCTTGTCGTATACTTCAACAAACTTCTCTTGTAATGTACATCTCATCTCGCGAACATTACCATCAGTTTTAATAAACACTACTTCAAGAATATCATTCTTGAGCAGCGAGCGGATAGATTCCTTCGTGTATTCCATTTTTCCACCTTTCAAAATCATTATAAAAGTATTCTGAGACTTCAACCTTAGCCTCTGATAGCATTATACGAGAGACCTTAAAATTAAACAACAGGTCTCTTGGATTGGATGGATTGAATGTTACGACCTTCTTAATGCCGCGTTGGATGATAGACTTGACACATTCGTTGCAAGGAAACAATGTGCAATATAAAGTAGCATCTTCAACATTGACAGGGCTATTATCTAATGCATTTCGCTCTGCATGACAAACGAATAACAGCTTGGTCTCACGGTTCTGGTATCTACTATCCAAGTCTGCTACACCAGCGGGGAATCCATTGTATCCTACGCTCACAACCCGCTTACGAGAGTCGACTATGCAGCTACCAATCTTACGAGATGGATCTTTAGACCACGAAGCAACAGTCTCACATAACTGAAGAAATCTGAAATCCCACATAATAATCTTATCGCTTTTTTCCAATGTTATATTTTGCAACAAGTTCCCACTCATCTTTTTCCTTATGAGTGATTACTTTCACCTGAGAGAACGGAGCGACTGGCTCACGTGATTTTTCAGGACTGACCAACTTGATCAATTCCCATTCAGCTAATAGGTTGGTAATTGTGTTTCGTCTTGCAACATCATCTTCTGAGAAGTTAGAGGGTTTGCCGTCTAGTGCAAACAACTCTTTAAAATGAACGATGTAATACCTACCTTGCTTATGAAGGATATGGCAGGATTGAAATAGTTTTCTATCTTTGCGAGAGGCTACACCAATACGTGTTAGTGTTTCTTTGATTTTAAGGAAGTCTTCTTCGGAAGTCAACGTAACTTCAATAAGACTATCAACTATACTCATGATTGTCCACCTTTTTCTAATTTTTCTTTTATAGTGATCAATTGATCAGAAGAAAGGATTGACAACGCGCTCTTAGCTTTTTCTGGACTGTACCCATAATATTCCATTACAGCTGCAAG